AGTGATGACTTGTACACAGAGATTTTACAATTTCCAAATGCAGCTCATGATGACCAAGTTGATGCTATGACAATGGCAATACATTACATGAAAGAATCTTGGAGACTAACACATCCTGATGACCCTCATTTAGCTGAAGAAAATAATTCTAAAAAAAGGGTTGCATATTGGAGAGTTTAGTGGTATAATATATATAAGAGAAAATGAAACAAGAAGAATTATATACACAACTAAATACAACAATGCCTAAGAGTAAAGTTCCTGTGCGTTCTTTACGAGAAGGTATTGGTAGTCAAGATGTTCCTGAATTAACAAATCAACAATTACAAGATATATTATTATTTGGAGCACAGATGCTACCAGGTTCTGATATTGCTAGAGAAATCGGTGCATCTAAATTAGAACCACCAATTGCAGAAGATGTAGCAGAGAAAAAAATTATTGACCCTCTTTTAAAAGGCATAAGTACATCTGGAGATGTATTGTTAGCTTCTGCTCCTCTTACAGGTCCTGGAGCTCTTGGTACTGCTGCAGTAGGTGCAACATTAAAATATGGTCCTAAAGTATTTTCAGCTTTATCTGAAGCTGTAAAAAAATTAAAAGTAAAAAAGGCACCAGGCAAAGATATCTTAAATATTATTTCAAAAACACCTGGAGTAAAAACAGATGAATTAAAATTTACAGGTTTAGATAAATTTTTAAAAGATAAAAAATCTGTGACAAAAGAAGAAGTAGATGAATACATACAAGATTCTACTGTACCTATTGAAGAAAACGTATATGGTGCAGATATGGAATATAATACAAAACTAGATACTATTTTAAAAGAAAGAAAAGTTGGACTAAATAAAATAGATGAAATAATCAAAAAAATATTTAAAATAAAAAAAGATGCAGGATTTCCCACACAACCTAGTAAATACTATGATGAAGAAAGACAACAAAATATTATTACATCTTTTGAAGATGCAGATGAAGTTTTAGTTCCTTTAAATGAAACTAATCTTACAACAAAACAAATTCAAGAATTAGAAAATAAAGTTAAACCCTTAACTAAAAGTTTAGAAGATAAAATACCAGCATTACTAAAACAAGATGATGAACTAAGAAAAAAAATAACAGAATTAGAAAATCCAAAAACACAACGAGCAAGATTTAAAAATCATACTATAGATGAAAAAGGTGGTAAAAACTATAGAGAAATAAATTTTATAACAAAACCAAAAGAAGGCAGATTTGACCAAAACCATTTTCCAGAATCTAATATCTTTGCGAGAGTTCGTGTTGCTGATAGAGTTGATATGCAAGGCAAACCTACATTACATCTTGAAGAAGTACAATCTGAATATGCTGCTAAATCAAAAGGTGGTAAAAATGTAATACCGGAAGGAACTGAAGAAAAGGCAATACAGTTAAGAAATAATATTATGGATATTGAAAAAGAACAAACTAAAATATATGATGATTTAGAAAATAAGTTTAATAATGAGACTGGTTTTTTAAAAAAGATATCAGATAATAGACTTTTAAAAGTAGAAAAAAGAGATAAACTTAAAACTATGGAAGGAATGGTATTAAGTAGTATTTTAAAAGATAAAAATGACCCTAATCTTGTATTATTAAGTCAAAATAGTATAGTAAAATATAAAAAACTATTAGGTAAAAAAAAGATTGACGAGCATGAAAAATTATTACAGACTATAGAAAAAAATGATAAAGAAATTTTAGGATTAGAAAAACAATTTGATAGTATTGTAAAAAGTAATAATAGATACACAGATTTAATGACTAAAAAAAATCAACTACAAAAAGAATTTTCTAAAGCAGAAGACCAGCTTAATTATTTACCACCAGCATTGCCTTATGCTACAAAAGATAATTGGTATAAATATCCTATACGTAGAATGCTTCGTGATGCTGCAGAAAGAGGTTTAGATAGTATTAGTATGACAACTGGAAAAGTACAATATAATAGATACTCTTCACCTCAAGGTAGAACATTTGAAGAATCTAAAGATATATTAGAAAGTTTAGATTATGTTAAAAAAAATATAGATAAATTTTTAAAAATTAAATCAAGAGATGCTTTAAAAAATACAAATGAATTAGGAAAAGAAATATCAAATAATAAGAATATTCCATTTTATGCTGGTGCTATTGCAAGAAGTTATGTAAATTCAATTTTTAGTGCAAGAAAAAAAGTAGATGACTTAGCTTCAAAAGGAAAATTTACAGATGCAGAAAAAAAGTTAGTGTTAAAAGATGAAATGGAAAAAGTAAAAAGATTATTTACAATAAATCCTGCAACGAGAGTAGGTGTACAATATGATACTAAGTATAAATCTTATCTAGATGATTTGGCAAAAAGATATAATACAACTGTAGATAAAACAAGAGTAGATGGTGATAAAGTAAGTAATGTAGAATCTGGTGGAGTTGTAAGAGGAGATAAAGCAGAAGCATATAGATTAAAAATTACACCAGAAATGAGAAAAGAAATTTTAGAAAAAGGAGTGGTTAAATTTAAAACCGGTGGTTACATTGAGGAGAGGACATAATGGCAGTAGAAAAAAATCCATTTGAACAAAAAGAAGAAACAACAAATGTAGTATCTATAAATGCTACAGCACCAGCAGATGAGAATGTATCTTTTGAAGTAGATACAGATGGTGGAGTTACAGTAAACTTTGGTGAAGATAATATAGAAGAAGAAGTAACAGCAAAAGAATATTATTCTAATCTTGCAGAGACACTAGATGATGAAGTATTAAATGATGTTGCACGTACAGTAATAGATAACTTTCAAGCTGATAGAGATTCTAGAGGAGAATGGGACTCTATGTTTGAAAGAGGTTTTGATTTACTAGGATTAAAACTAGAAGATACAACAGAGCCTTTTGAAGGTGCTTGTACTGCAGTGCATCCTTTATTAATTGAATCTGCTGTGAAGTTTCAATCAAAAGCATCACAAGAATTATTTCCTGTAGGTGGTCCTGTAAAGGCACAGATACTAGGTAATCAATCTGTAAATAAACAAGAGCAGGCAAACAGAGTTCAAAACTTTATGAACTATCAGTTGACTGAACAAATGCCAGAATACTTTGATGAGTTTGAAAGAATGTTATTTCATCTACCTCTAATAGGTTCTGCTATTAAAAAAGTTTATTATGATGCTGGATTAGAAAGACCTGTTTCAGAGTTTGTACCTATTGACCAATTTTATGTATCATACTATGCCTCTAATTTAAGAAAGGCAGATAGATACACACATATTATTTATCGTAATCCAGTAGATATGAAAAGAGATATTGAGTCAGGAGTGTATTCAGATGTAGATTTACCTGATGCATCTAATCCTTCTCAAACAACTCTTTCAGAAAAATTAAATACTATTATGGGTATCTCACCAACTGCTGACAGTGACCCACAATATGTATTATTAGAACAACATTTACATCTTGACATTCCTGACCCAGAATGTGAAGAAGGTGAGTTTGCTCCTTACATTGTAACTGTAGAACAGGAGTCTCGCCAAATATTAAGTATTCGTAGAAACTATAGAGCCGGTGATACAAATAAAGAAAAAAGGATGCATTTTGTCCACTACAAATTTGTTCCAGGATTTAGTTTCTATGGGTTAGGTCTTATACATTTCCTAGGTAATTTAACCTTAACAGCGACTGCAGCAATGAGGAGTCTTGTAGATGCTGGGCAGTTTGCTAATTTACCAGGAGGGTTTAAGGCAAAAGGAGTAAGAATGGTGGGCGACAACGAACCTATTGCTCCTGGTGAGTTCAAGGAGGTCGAAGCAACTGGTATAGATTTACAAAAGGCGATTGTTCCTCTCCCATATAAAGAGCCTTCCTCAGTGCTATACAACATGCTTGGATTTGTAACTGCTGCAGGTCAGAAGTTTGCAGACAGCACAGAACAAATAGTTTCTGATGCTGCCTCCTATGGACCAGTAGGAACTACTATGGCTTTATTAGAAGCCTCTAGTAAATTCTTTTCTGGTATCCATAAACGATTACATAAATCACAAAGAGATGAATTTAAAATTATTGCAGAGATAGATTATGATTATCTACCTAATGAATATCCTTATGATGTTCCTAATGCAAGTAGAGAAATATTTAGAAAAGATTTTGATGGTGCAGTAGATGTTATTCCTGTAAGTGACCCTAATATACCAAGTAATGCACATAGAATGATGTTAGCAAATATGGCATTACAAATGGCACAACAATCACCACCAGGAATGTTTAATCTAGAGGCATTAAATAGAACAATATTAAATGCTTCTAATATGCCAAACATAGAAGAGATATTACCTACAGCACCAAGACCACAACCTTTAGACCCAGTATCTGATATAGCTGCTGCAACTAAAGGTTTACCAATAGCTGCTTTTGCAGGACAAAATCATGATGCACATATTCAGGTAAAGATGTCTTATTTATCTGACCCTATGAATGGTGCTAATCCTATTATGGCAAGAGTAAAACCAATCTTAGAAGCTAACATACAAGAACATACATTAATGAAATATCAAGAACAAATTAATGGCACAACACAAGTTATGATGGAGCAAATGCCACAACAGCCTAGAACACCTACAGATATAGAAGCTGTAATGGCTGCTGCAGCTCAAGATGTATTAAATGCAAATATTGCAATGGGTAAACAAATGACACCAGAGCAACAGTTAGTAGCATTAGAACAAGCTAAAGTAGAATTAGAAAAAGAAAAACTAAAACTAGATGCTGCTAAAGAAAATGCTAAGATAGCAATAGAAGCACAAGAGTTAGATATTAAACGTCAAGCACAAGTAATAGATGCACAACAAAAAGGTGTAAGCACATCTCTTAAAGCACAAAAAGCTGTAGACGATAGAACAAGTAGAGAGGCATTAAAACAATTAGATGTTATGACTAAACTAGCTATTGAAGAAGAAAAGATACAATTAGAACAACAAAAGATGCTTTTTGACTCTGCAAAGAAACAAGTAGACGTAGAACAAAAAGAAGATTCAGAAGCATTAAAATTAATTAAAGATATAGATAAATAGTTTTCTAGGGTTTATTAACTTCTACTGACTGACCTAGCAGACTCGCCAAGACAGTAGATTATTCAAGGAGAAGAAAATGGCAAACACAACTTTTAAAGGACCAGTGAGGTCTGAAGATGGCTTTAATGCTATCACAGAAAATTCCTCTACTGGTGTTATCACAACAGATTTTACTTATGGTAGTGCTGGAGTAGTAGCAACACCTGTGGAACTAGCTGATGGTGATATTACAATTACAAAGGCAACTCATGGTGGTAGAATAAATATTGTTCCAGATGGTGGACAAGATAATACTTATACACTACCAGCTCCAGAAGCAGGAGTTTTTTATAAATTTATTTATGGTGGTGGTGCTGCTGATGCAACTGATGCAATATTTGTAACACCAGGTAATAGTAATTTTTATAAAGGTAATATTGTGCATTTAGATACTAATGCTGATAATGCTGTAGTATATTCAGATGGAAACTCAAATAGTAGTTTACAATTAAATGTACCTGGAGCTTTTGAAGTTACTTTCTTAGGTTTAGATGGTACAAACTATCAAGTATTTGGAAATGTAACAGGAGCAACTGCACCTGCTTTTGCAGACCAGTGATAATAAATAAGGAGTAAAATATGTGGAATAAACCAATTATAAAAGAAGTACAAGTAGGACTAGAAATTAACTGTTATGCGTGTGCTGAACTATAGTGGAAATATTTGACAAAGTATTAAAAGCCTATGATGAGGAACTATCTCAGTTAAAAGAAACATTAGGAAATGGTTCTGCTGAAGACTATCCTCATTATAGGCAATTAGTTGGTTCTATCGCAAGTATAGAATGGGCTAAACAAACATTAAAAAATGTATTAAAGAAAACAATGGAGGATGATTAATGCAACAAGTCGCTTTAGGAAAAGCAATGAAGAACAGTTCATGGATATCTGATGATGATAAAATAGACCCAGATATATTACCAGAACTACCAGGATATCATGTTTTAGTTAGACCAATAAGTGTCAAAGAAAAAACTAAAGGTGGTATATTATTACCGGATGCAGTTAAAGATGATATGTC